CTAATGTTGATCATATAATATCACAGTCAAAGAAAAACGATTCTTGCTTAGGAAAGCTAGGATCTGATACCAGAATAAAAATAAGAGCGGCTCTTGATCATCCAACTTCAACAGAAGAACATTGGCATGATGTTATAGATCATGCACATTCTGATCTGATAACAAACATTGTTGAACGATCAAGAAAGAATATACCAGATAGCATATATGCTAGATTATCAGATCATCCAGATGATGACATTCGTGCTTCTTTAGCTACTAGCTATAAATCTCCAGATCATATCTTAAAGAAGCTTTCTAGCGATGAAAATCCAGCAGTAGCATCGTATGCCAGATCAAACTATAAAGAAAGACACTGTCTATGAGCAGCTCAAATCATCTATTTCCATCAAGAGGAAATCGTTCGGAAACAAATTTGGTCCAGGATCTAATAGAAGAGTCTATCAAGATGTATGGACAAGAGATGTATTATATTCCTCGTTCTCTAGTCGCAGTTGATAAAGTTCTCGGAGAAGATCGTCTTTCTCAGTTCAAGGGATCGTATAAGATCGTATGCTATCTGGATCAAGTTGATAATTATGGCGGAGGCGGAGCTTTCCTTCAGAAGTTTGGATATTTCGTGAACGAACAAGCAACTTTCACTGTCGGAAGAAGAGAATGGGAGAAAACAGTAGGACAATATGGCGTAACAATTCTTCCTAATCGACCATGTGAAGGTGATTTGATATGGTTCGCGATGACCAATTCTCTGTTTGAAATCAAGTATGTTGATCATCAGGGCGAAGGAGCAGGTGGATTTTATCAGTTAGGTAAGCTCTACACATACAAGCTCAAATGCGAATTGTTCACATTCTCGTCAGAAAGATTTGATACAGGAATTGATGAAGTTGATAACTACGCATTGGATGCAACATTCGACCTCTTAAATCAGAATATAAGTAATGAAACGGGTCTTCCTATTGCAGAAGAAGACGGAACAGAGATCATTCCGGAAAACATTCCAGAGAAGAAAGAACAAGTGTTTGACAAGACCGATATTATAAAACAAGAAGCTTCTACGATTATTGATGATATCGAGAAGAATCCATTCGCGGACTTTTAATAAATGCCACGTTATAACCTAGATCAACTATCAACCAAAGTCACATACACCAAGGATGACTTCAGGAAGTCTCAAGATTGGTTTGCTGCACAAGCAAAGAGACTCGGAGGCATGGTGTCTCGTAATTCTGCAATGTCTACGCCAGGCCGCCAAAAAGCCCTTATAACGCCTGGAAAGATGTACCTGTACCAATACTATCCCCTAGGCGTGAAAACGTTGCCTTACTATGATTCCTTGCCTCTAGTTATACCGTTCTCAGCGGATGAAGAGACGTTTACTGGCTTGAACTTCCATTACTTGCCATACAAGGTTCGTTATGTTCTATTGAAGAACTTGCTTGACTTTGCATCAAACAAGAAGCTAGACGAACAGACAAAGCTTCGTCTTTCTTGGGAATACATTGGAGGAATATCCAGATATCGTGGAGCTAACTCTGCTGTGAAGAAATATCGTTTGGATAGAGTCCAATCACAATTCATGGAGATTCCAAGTAATCAATGGTTCATGGCTCTCTTGCTTCCGATTGAGAATTTCAATAAGGGACCGAATCAAACTTATCTTGACAAGAACTTCGTCTGGCAACAGTCGATGAAATATCTATGATCAAAGAACAACATAAGAAATTCTTAGCTAGATATGGTTCGAAAGAACATATGGATAAACTTGCAGGAGATGAAGACAAATATGTTCGGTATAACATAGCAAGTAATCCTTCTCTTCATAAGGAACACATGGATAAACTTGTAGGAGATGAAGATTCGGATGTTCGTCGTAACATAGCAAAGAATCCTTCTCTTCATAAAGAACACATGGATAAACTTGTAGGAGATAAAGACAGAGATGTTCGTTGGAGCCTAGCAAAGAATCCTTCTCTTCATAAGGAACACATGGATAAACTTGCAGGAGATAAAGACAGAGATGTTCGTAATGCAATTAAAAATAATCCAAACTATAAACCATGATAACATTTAAACAACACTTACTAGAATCATTCGAATGTCTTGTTGAAGAATTCGAAGAAAACGGAAAATTTTCTGAAGAAGAACATTCAACTGCTTTATCAAATTTAAAAGATCTTCCGACAGTTCCAAAGAAAGAAATATTCTTCAAGAATCCAGATAAAGAAGAAGTCTTCTTGACCGACGTTGGTTTTAAAGAACACGGAAGAGTGTATCACGTCGATGATTCCGATAAGAAACGTATTAGACGCATTCGTATTGACTTAAAAAATATCGGGAAGGGTCAGCCTACTGCTCAAAGAGAAGGCGTACACAGAGCCATTAGCATAGCATACGAAAAAGATACAGGCAAAGCAGAAAAAGTTCCTCTTGTTGTTAAAGAGAACGGAACTTTTTATGTTCAAGACGGACATCATAGAGTGTCTGCGCATCTTCTAGCAGGAAGAAAAACAATGATTGTAGATGCTATTGATAAGCACGGCGATAAATTCTACACACCGAAGGATGCATAATGGGTAGAACTTTAGCAGAATTTTCAGCAGAAATAAAGAAAAGACATGTAGCAAAATCATCAAAATTTGCTGTATATTTGTCTCCTCCTAAATTCATGACAACTAATGTCGACAAATATCCAAATTCTAAAGAAACCGTAAATCTTGTACAGTTATTTGCAGATGCAGTACATTTTCCAGAGATTGTGATCGAAACACTACCAATCAGAGATGATAGCATCAGAAGAGAAGTTCCATATGATAAGATGTATCCGCCTATAGTGTGCTCTTTCATATGCGATGCTGGAATGTCTGTCAAGAAGTTCTTCGATGATTGGGTCATGGGAATTATGAAGACAGAGACTGGAACATTCAGATATCAGGCAGACTATATGATAGAATATTTGGATATCGTTCAGTTCAACGAAAACAAAGAAGATACATACACTGTTACATTAAAAAACGTCTATCCAAAATTAGTGAATGATATATCTCTATCTACTTCATCCAGAGAATACAACAGATGTCAAGTTCAATTTGTGTATAAGACCTGGGAATCATCTTTAATGTCTACTAGACCAAGTACAATTCCTGTGATAAAAGCTAAACCAACAGATGTTTGGAGCCCAGTTGTACCATCAACTCCTGCGTATGTTGAAATTCTATTGAATGATGCTATAAGAAAAGCAGGAGGTGGATAATGTCAAAAATTGATAAATCACTATCAGAACTATTTGGAGTAGATCCCTTGTATGATCCAGCTAATCAAACAAACACACTAGCAACAGTTCAGATAGTTGATCCAGAACAAAGAGCAATCGAAGTAATCAACGATCCAGATTCATCCGATATGGAACAAGATGTTGCTATGATTCGTAACAACATGCATGCTATGATTCGAGAAGGTCAAGAAGCGTTTTCTGCTTTGATACACATTGCTAAAGCCGAAGAAAGAATTTCTGCTTTTGAAGTATGTAATTCATATCTAGCAAACCTAACAGAAATGAACATGCAATTGATGACTCTACATGAAAAGAAGAAGAAGTTAAAGATGATGTCTAGTGATAAATCATCCGGCGCAATTGTGAACAACGGTGGAACCACAAATATCGCTTTCGTAGGAACAACAAAAGAAATGCTGGAACATATCAAAAAATCAAAATCTGAATAATTAAGTAATGAACAATCAGAAGGATTTTTCATGGCAAGTAATCAAAAAGGCGTATTGGATGCAAATCCATCATCTGGAGATACACATACTCTAGTGATGACAGACGGCGGGTCTAGATCAGCCCCGATTCATAGTAAAATACAAAATTTTATAGATAAAATTGCAGCTCTTGGAGGCGGGATTGTAACATTACAAGGACCGCCTGGCGTATATTGGATCGGCGCCCAGATCAAAACACCAGCTACGATTGGTATAGTATCACACCCAGGAATAATTTTTAGATGTACAACGGCTAACGCTGGCAGATTTGATGCGGTCGATGGTCAAGGAAATTCTGTATACAAAGATCACTATGCTAGGTTCCCAGGTGGATACATGTTCACTCATAACATAGCATACAATCCAGATGGAACATTCTCTAGCTCTATTTGGAAATTAGCATATCCTGGGATCAGAGGAACAGTGTTTGAAAACATCGTGATTGAGCAAGATCCAAATGATTGGAATGTACCTGTACATTTCTTATATACATCAGCTCCTGCTAAGATATCAAACATCAGAACATTATATGCACATGATTTAGTGGTTGTTCCATCTGTCTACATGGATGGTCTGAATTTAAAGAGAGTCGATTCTTATTATTCTTGGACAGATACAAACATCACAAACGATAGAAATCCTGATAGAACTCGTGGAAGAATTGTAATATCTAATCTTGGTGATGATATTGTGATCGAGTCTTGTTGTGGTTCAATCCAACTCATGAATAATCGCGGATGTACAATCATCGGAAGCTTTGCATCGATCTTCTTGACAAATTGTACAGCTGTCAATATCATGGGAAGACATAATGAATCATCGAGCGAGTTCATAGAAACAGATAATTCGTCACTTATTGTATCTGGATCGCATTACTGGCAAAATACAAAAGCAAAGATTAGAATTAAGAATAATTCACACCTATCTATCAAGAATTGTGATTTCGAGTTCATCTATAATTCTGGTGCCTCTTGGATGGTGTCTCCTGGATGTGATATTGCTATAGATGATTCATCTACATTGAATGTAGAAAAATGTTTCAGAGTAGCTACGCCAAATGGTAACATCGGAGAAAAACATAGAACTGGAATCATCGTTGGTCAATGGAATACAACAACCGACGCAATCACAGAATTCATGGACTGGACGTATTACTCCCACCTTCTTTCGAAAGAAGGTTCTATTAGTTCTGGACTCAGGATAAATTTGAATCATTCCATCGATTCTATCCCAAACATTTCACAAATGGGATCAGAAGGAATCTATGTTATGGATTTAACCCAAACAATTTACGATTCTACATTAAATCCAAATGCTCCTCCTTGGAGCAAAGCTTCTCAAGGCACAGCAACTGTTCAGTATTTTTATCGTGTTATGTATGCGATCGATTGGCCTCGTAGATTTTTCCATAGAATGGGAATTCAAGGCGGTAATCTTGCAGGACAGACATCAACCAATAGAACAAATCAGAACGGAGCTGCTCCTACAGCTAATGCAACAAGCACATCAACAAGGCTTGTTCTGTATCCTGTAGCAAATATCTACAGCGGAACACCATCAAAGGGATATTATCCTAGACTTGCTATTGTACTCAGAACTCCAAGTGTTGGACAGACTCTTGATGCGAATACGGTATATAATGATATTGCTTTTATTCCAATACCAGAACATACCCAAGCTCTTCATTTATTTGATATCGGAGATTGTATCAGCGGATATGCTTGGCAATCGTGGAATCAACCAAGACCAACAGACTATATGGTCAATGCCGCAAAATGGGGAGCCGGAAGATTCAAGGGAGTAATTCCATACAATCAAGCAAGACCAACAAATACAGCTGGAACAAATTCTACCCAAGGATATCCAGGAGATGTTCTGGAATTAGATCCTCCTACTGCCGGATATCCTATCAGATATGTCAGGACTGCAGATAACAGTGTAGCTAACATGCAATGGCAAGCAGAAAATCCTTTACCGATCTATGCATACTCTGCATTCACTCCAACTGCAATTGCTACAGGAAGCCAACTGTTATCTTCTGCAATAACAGCAACAGGTGCAGTGATCGGAGATAAAGTTGAAGTTTTTTACGATCAGCCTCTTTCAAATTGTACGCTTTCTGCTCAGATTACAGCAACTGATCAAGTTAAGGCTATCTTCTCTAACGTATCCGGGACATCTCAAACACCAGCCGCAGGCAATCTGACATTCAAAATAACAAAGATCAAATAATAGAAATCTTTGCATTTTAAATACCCGGAGCTATCCGGGTATTTTCAATTCAACATGGTAAAATTATGACGCAAAAACAACTCCCTATCGTAACACATCCAACTATCTTATTAGAGTTGCCGATCTCAAAGAATAAGATCAAGTATCGTCCTTTCGTAAACAAGGAAAAGAAGGCACTGCTGCTTTCGAAAGATGCAGATGATTGGGACTCTACACTAGAAACATTGAGAGATGTGATTCTTTCGTGTACATTTGGAACAGTTGACATTAAGACAATTCCAGTGTCTGATGCTGCGTATCTTTTTATTCAACTCAGAATACAATCGATTGGAAACGTTGTTGAGCTAGGAACGAAATGCCAGAAATGTGAAGAACCAATTCAATTGAATTATAATCTAGGTGATATCAAGGTAGATCTATCTGCCTGGAATCCAAAATTAATGGTGACAGAGTCAATTGGTATGACATTCAAAGCTCCAACATTTGATGATATCAAGTATGCATCCGGAGATGATGCAAATCCAGAACTTTTCATGGTGTCTTTGATAGACTCTATTTTTGACGATGTAGAAGTTTATGACATATCTGGATACGATAAAGATCAATTGATTGATTGGATGGGACAATTCGATGATCTTCAGATGAAGAAGATTTATGATCATCTTCAAACAATTCCGACAATGAAACAGGATATCAAATACAAATGTCCAAAATGTGGACACGAACACAACATTCATCTAGAGGGATTATCTGATTTTTTCTGATTGCCATGGTCACCGAATCTCTGGAATCGTACTATACAACAAATACGTTTCTACGGTTTGATCATGGGTTCACGATAACAGAAATAGAAG